AAACTTAACATTGGCTGCAAACGGCATTGGATCAGTTCAAACTAACTCAACAATTATACCAGGCATTGATGCGGTATACGATATCGGTAGCGCAAGCAACAGAATTGATACAGTTTATACAAGATACGTTGTTGCAACTGGAGTTACTGGTGGAAACATTGTTGCTCAGAACTTTACTCAGTTAGGAGTGTACCTTGCTAGCAACATCAGAACTATTACTGGAACAGTAGGACAAATTGTTTCGGTAGCAGACAGTGCCACCGCAGGAGGCAGACTTGCGTTCTGGGACACAACTCATACACGCTGGAGTTATGTTAGCGATAACTCAGCAGTTTAAGGTTAGTAAATACACTCATGGCAACATTAAATTTTCCAGTTAACCCGACGCTTAATCAACTCTATACCTTTGAAAACAAAACATGGGTATGGAATGGTCAAGGTTGGAGATTAAACTCAACTGGCGCGATCAACAACATACCAATTGGTAATACTAGTCCAAGCACTGGCGCCTTTACCACAGTATCAGCTACTGGTAACATCACTGGAAATTACTTTGTTGGTAATGGTAGTCAGCTTACTGGTATAGCGATTACTACTGGAAATATTGCGTTTGACGGGGCAAACATTCAGCTAGTTACAGGTGCATCACAAAGCTCAATAAACATTCGCCCAACAGGGACTGGTAATGGGTGGGTATTCAATAACACCGGGAATTTAACAGCACCAGGCGCCATTTTGCCAGTTGGTAACGGAACACAACATCTTGGGTCTCCAACACAACGTTGGGGCACAATTTATACCAGTGGTCAAACAATTGATTTAGCAGGCGCAACAATCAGCGCCAATGCCACTTCAATGGTGTTAACAAACCCACTTGGTGGAAAATTAATTGTTAGCGGAAATAGTACAGCAAACACTTCAAGCATTGTTAATGGTAACTCAGCAGTGTCAGTTGCTGCTAACGGTAACATTACATTTGATGTTGCTGGAGTTGCTAACTCGATGGTAGTGTCAAGTACTGGTGTTACTATTGCCGGAAACTTAAATGTTGAAGGCAACGTTACGTACATCAACATTGATAGCCTTAACGTTCAAGATCCAATTATTGGACTAGGACGTGGTGCCAATAACGCCCCGCTGACATCAAATGATGGCAAAGATCGCGGGGAGCAATTGTGGTATTATGCAGACAGTGAAAAATCTGCATTTATCGGATATGATAATTCAGCCGGCAAGTTGATTGCAGCAACTGATGTTACGATTACTGACGAGCTTGTGACTGTAAACAATTATGGTAACATCACACTTGGTAACATTCAATCTACAAGTATTAGTGCAAGTGGTAATGTCAATGGAAATTACTTTATTGGCAATGGTACTGCGCTAGTTGGAGTCCTTGCAGATCGCGGAACTGACACCAACAATTGGAATACACTTACCCAAATGGGGCTTTATACGGTAAATAGAAGTAGTTGGAGTGGAGTCACTGGTGCACCGACAGACAGTCAAGTGTTTGTTGGTATGTTGGAAGTAAAAAACAGCACAGATATGTCTATTACACAGATTTTTTACCCTGGAACAGTTGAAGCAGACGTAAAAATTCAGTGGAACAGAGCTAACTGGAACGGGTCGTGGACCAGCTGGATACAGATGACTAACGATGGACAATTACTTAGTGGTGGAGAGTTTTAACCCTTGAGGTTGGAGAAAAAATAGATGTCAAATACAATTTTAATTAAACGGTCAAATACCCCAGGAGCCGTCCCATCAGCTGGGAACATCAGTCTTGGCGAATTGGCCATCAACTATGCTGACGGCAACTTGTTCTATAAAGATGCCACTAACTCAGTTAAAGTAATTGCTAGTAACCAGTTTCTAAGTGTAATAGGAAATATTACAGGAGCCAACGTTAATACTGGTGGATTGAGTTTGAGCGGAAACGTGCTTTCAGCGCTCAATTCAACGTCAACCATCACAACAACAGCTAACATTGCTGCTGGCAATTTGTTAGCTACTGGACTGAGTTTAAGTGGTAATGTATTAAGCATTATCAATTCAACTTCAAACATCAACACCACAGCCAACATTGCTGCTAGTAATTTATTGGCCACTGGGCTAAGTCTAAGTGGCAACGTTCTATCAGCGCTCAACTCAACATCAAACATTACAACAACCGGTAACGTTAGTGCAAACTACTTGTTGGGTAACATTAGTCAAGCAACTGGTTATTCTGCATCTAAAATCTACAACGGTGTAAGTGAAGCTAACATTGGCGCAGCAAATGCTAACTTGACTGTGAGCATCAATAGTACAAGTAACGTGGCCGTTTTTGCTACTACTGGTATGTATGTTACTGGATTAGTATCAGTAACCGGTAACGTAATCAGCGGTAATGTTAACACAAACAATATTAGTGTCACTGGTGACATTACAGGTGCTGGCGGTACCAAGAGTATTGACAACATCAAAATTGGTTTTAATACCGCAGCATCTGGCGCTTTTACTGACATAACATCAACTGGCATTGTAAGTGCTACCGGCAACGTCAACGGCGGTAACTTAATCAGTGCTGCACTAGTGCAAGGTGTTACTGTTAGTGCAAGTGGGAACGTAGTGGGCGGCAATGTAACCACAGCTGTATTGATCACTGCAACTGTCAACATCACAGGCGGTAATGTTTTAACTGCTGGCTTAATCTCAGCCACCGGCAACATCACAGGCGGCAATATAAACGGCACTAGCCTAACAGGTTCTGTACTAAGTGTTAGCGGAAACATCACTGGCGGCAACGTTAACACTAGTAGAATTGTAGGAACTAATACAACAATTAGTTCAACTGGTAACATTACACTAGCTGCTACTAGTAACATTATCCTAGGATCATCTGGTAACGTCGTAATCAATAATGTCGCTAATCCAGTGCAAGATGCAGATGCAGCCAACAAAGCCTATGTTGATAGTGTTGCACAAGGTCTAGATGTTAAAGCGTCAGTTACACTAGCAACATCTGCTGCTTTGCCAAGTTACACTTACAACAATGGATCAAGCGGCATTGGTGCAACACTTACTGGTACAGCAAATGGTGCATTGAGTATCAACAGCACATCAACTACTGCAAATGCTCGTGTGTTGATCAAAGACGAAGTTGGTACGTTTGTTAACAACAGTACACCTAGTGCAGCGTTTAACGGTATCTACATAGTAACTCAAACTGGTAGCCCAACTACTCCTTATATCTTAACTCGTTCAACAGACTTTGACAGCGGATCTCCAAGTGGAGAGATTCCGGGTGCATTTACTTTTGTCGAATACGGTAGCACTCTAGCTGATACTGGATGGGTGTGTAACACTGACGCCCCGATTACTGTTGGATCAACTTCGATTACATTTGTACAGTTCTCTGGCGCAGGATCGTACACTGCTGGCAGCGGTTTAAGTTTGACTGGTACTCAGTTCAACGTTCTAACTGACGGTAATGCTAATCCTACTACTGCAATTAACGGTAGCAACCAATTGGTTATTCCTGCAGGTGCAGCCCTTACTACACCAAACATTGGTGCAGCAACAGGTACAAGCCTTAGCGTAACAGGTAACGTCACTAGTGGTAACGTAAACACTACATTAGTTGCAGCAACAACACTCAGTGCAACTGCTAACGTAGTTGGCGGTAATGTATCAACCGGCGGATTGGTTACAGCTACAGGTAACATTACCGGTGGTAATATCAACACTGGTGGTTTAGTTACGGCGACAGGAAACGTAACTGGTGGTAACTTACGCACAGCAGGATCAATTTCAGCCGCTGGTAATATCACAGGCGGCAACATCTCTGGAACAAGTATTACTGGTTCTGTTGTTAGTGTAACTGGTAACGTTAACGCAGCTGGTCTTGTACTACCAAGTCTAACTGGTAACATTGTTGCATATAGAGGCGAGTTCTTTGGAAACGTAGACATCTATGGCAACTTAAATGCCACTGTTGGATTGGTTTACGCAAACTCTGGTATATTCTACGGTAACACATCAACTGGCAACAGTGCAGCTTTTGCTGGAGTCCCAGGGTTTACTTCTTTAGGTTCGAATATTGTGATGCAGTTTGCTGGTAACGTTAATTCGTATTCCCAGTTAAACTTTGAAAACATCAACTCAGGTACCCAAGCATCTACTGACTTTGTTTTAACTGCCAACAATGGTACTGACTCAACTTACTTTGCTGACTTTGGTATTGCTGGATCTGGCTGGGACGGAACACAGGAAAACAGTTTAGGAAATGCAGTATTTGCTAACGACACATACCTGTACAGCCATGATGGTAACTTGGTACTTGCTGCTGCGGTAGCAGGCGACACAGTTAAAATTGTAGCCGGCGGCAGTGATAACACATTTAAGGTAGCGGAGTTTGCAAATACTGGAGCCACAATCACTGGCGTTGCATCCGTTACAGGCAATATCACAGGTGGTAATATTGCCACAGCTGGTCTAGCAACAGTAACGGGTAATATTACAGGTGGTAATATCAACACTGGCGGCCTTGTTTCGGCAACTGGTAATGTTACAGGCGGTAATATCAACACCGGTGGTCTTGCATCGGTTGCTGGGAATATAATCGGTGGTAACATAACCACTGCTGGTACAGCGAACATATCAACACTTACTGTAACTACTGGGGCAAATATTACAGCTTCTACCGCAGCTACTAGCACATCAAGTGGCGCATTGATTATCACCGGCGGCTTGGGTGTCGGCGGCAACATTTACGGTGGCGCACTATACGATAACGGAACAGCAGTATTAACAATAAATTCAACTGTTGATGGCGGCACCTATTAAGTAATACAATGACAAATACTGTCCTTATCAAACGTTCCGGTACAGCAAATGCAATTCCAAGCTCTGGTAATCTGAGCCTGGGAGAACTAGCGGTTAACTATACCGATGGCAATTTGTTCTATAAAGACAATTTAGGCACAGTAAAAGTAATTGCCAGTAATCAGTTTACTTCAGTTACAGGTAACATTACTGGTGGCAACATACGCACAAGCGGCCTTGTTTCGGCAACTGGCAATATCACTGGCGGAAACATATTAACAGCAGGTTTGATTTCTGCTGCTGGCAATATTACTGGCAACAATATTAATCTGCCATCTGGTACAACACTCAACAGTTCTGGTGTTTTTGTTGCATCATCTGCGGTTACCGCGCAAACAGTTCAGGTCTCGTCTAATACACTTGGGTCTGGCGTTGCAATAACCACTGATGGAATTACAGGCGGGCTGTTATCATCTGGTAATATCTATTTCAAAGTTAACTCGACGTTAAATGCCAATGCTGCTCCTACTGGCGGAACAGTAGTAGCATCATTTGATTCTGGCGGAATGGGTATAACTGGTCTACTAAGCGTAGACGGAAACATTGCAGCCAATAACATAACTGCATTGAACGCAGTTAACGGATCCACAGTAAGTGCTAGTGGTAACGTAACTGGTGGTAGTTTTTTAACAACTGGCTTGATTTCTGCTGCTGGTAATATAACTGGTGGTAATGTTTTAACCGGTGGCTTAATATCTGCGGCCGGTAATATTAGTGGTAATTACATTCTTGGTAACGGAAGTCAATTAACTGGACTTAGTGTTAATGCGTTCTCAACAATTTCAGTATTGAGCCAGCCAAATGTGGTTGCAAATTCAACAGGAGTTTTGACTTTTGTTGAAGGCAGCGGCATTACCATTGAAACTAATAATACAACTGGAACTGTAACATTTACCGCAATTGATGCTACTAGTATCTTTGATACTGGCGGCGACATGGGCCTAATATCTGACGCAGTTACCAGTGCCCAGGACTTGGGCTTGATAATTGACGTAGCAGGTGTATCTTACGATCTAGGCACGTTAGTTGAAAGTGGCCTAATTTGGCCTTCACAATTTAAGTTACCTGAGTACACAGTAGGGACCTTGCCGATTGCTACTCCAGCAGGATTAATGGTTTATGTGTCGAACGCCAGCGGCGGTTCTATCCCTGCGTTCTCAGACGGGACAAACTGGCGCAGAGTTGATGACCGAAATATCGTAACATAAATAGAAAACAGGATTTAATAATGTCTACACAAGTACAATACCGCCGTGGTTCGGAAACTCAAAACAATGCGTTTACTGGTGCCTTGGCCGAAATTACCGTTGATACAACTAACTGGACTCTTAGAGTTCATGATGGTGTTACTGCTGGCGGTCAACAAATTATTGTGGGCACCACGGCTACTCAAGCGTTAACTAACAAGAGTTATTCGGGTACCGCAGTTAGTGTAAGTGGTAATGTTGTAGGCGGCAATATAAACACAGCAGGTTTGATTACAGCAACAGGCAATGTTAGTGGTGGTAACTTGATCAGTGCTGCACTAGTGCAAGGTGTTACTGTTAGTGCAAGTGGTAATGTAGTCGGCGGCAATATAAACTCTGCTGGTCAAGTTTCAGTTGTTGGTAATATTTCTGGTGCTAATTTAACTTTACCAAGTTTGTCAGGTAACATTATTGCTCACAGAGGTCAATTTTACGGAAACATTGACGTTTACGGAAACCTAAATGCCACAGTTGGTTTGGTGTATGCAAACTCTGGGGTATTCAACGGCAACGCAGCGTCGGGCAACGGCGCAGCCTACGCTGGTGTTCCTGGATTTACCCCCTTGGGCTCAAATGTAGTAATGCAGTTTGCTGGTAACGTCAACAGTTACTCACAACTGAATTTTGAAAATATTAACTCGGGCACAGAAGCATCGACTGACTATATTGCTACAGCAGACAACGGTAGTGATATTGCAAACTTTATTGATTTTGGCATTGGATCAAGCACATACGCACCAGTTGCATACCCAGCATATGGACCAAACGATGGTTACTTGCTAAACAACGGCGGCAATTTATTAATTAACTCACAGTCTGCAGGCAAAGAAATCAAATTCTTAGTCGGTGGCAGCGCCAACGCTAACGTGATTGCTAACATTGCTAGCACAGGTTTAAAAGTAACAGGCACAGTTAGTGCTAGTGGTAACATCACAGGTGGCAACGTAAGTGCAGGTACAGGTACAATAACGGTTGGCGGACTATCGTTTAATGGTAACACAATTACCAGTTCAGGTAGTACATTAACAATTGATCCAAACTCATCAGGCGGCAACGATGGAGAAGTTATTATTGCAGGTAACCTTAGCGTTACTGGTAATGTAACATACTTTAATTCTAATGTTGTTACAATTAATGACAAGTTTATTAATTTAGCAAACAACGCAGCAACTTCTGCTGCGGCAGATGGCTCAGGCATTGGCGTTGGTCCTATTGCAGCAGAGTACGCAACTCTTACATACAACAGTACTGGCAACGTTTGGGTGATTAGTAATGGTGCAAACGTAACAGGCGTTGTTAGTGCTACTGGTAACATTAGTGGCGGTAACTTGCGTACTACTGGATTAATTAGTGCAACTGGTGCAATCACAGGTGGTAGTTTAGCAACTGGCGGTACAATTAGTGCAACTGGTGCAATCACGGGTGGTAGTTTAGCAACTGGCGGTACAATTAGTGCAACTGGTGCAATCACGGGCGCAGCAATTACAGGCACTAGCTTGACAGTGTCTACTGGCACAATTACTGGCGGCAACATTGTTAACTCTAACGGAACTGGTGTTGGTAACATTGGCTCATCTACTGTGACTTTCAACACAGTGTTTGCGAAAGCAACTTCAGCACAATACGCTGACTTGGCAGAAACATACGCATCAGATGCACGATATGCACCTGGTACAGTGCTGTCATTTGGTGGCGCTTACGAAGTTACCTTAGCAACAGAATCAGCAGATTCAAGAATTGCTGGGGTAGTGTCTACCAATCCAGCTCACGTGATGAATTCAGATCTTGCTGCTGAATATCCTGTTGTAATTGCGTTAACTGGACGAGTACCAACTTCAGTTGTTGGTACTGTGCGCAAAGGCGATATGATGGTGTCCGCAGGCAACGGTGCTGCTCAAGCATGTGCTACACCTGCAATGGGAACTGTAATTGGTAAAGCACTAGAAAACTTCACAGGCACAGCTGGTGTGATTGAAGTTGTAGTAGGACGTTTATAATTTTCCTAGTTCGCGGCCTTCGACTGCTGCGAGTTTTTGCTGAACAGCATCAATATTGATAGTGCTCCACAGCCCAGGATGCATTGGCTTTGGCCAGATACCTGAATCTATCCAAGCATATCCCAGGTGTTCGTGATTGAGTGTTGGAATAAACTCTGACTCAATAATGCACACCCAGGTGTGATATTCAAACATTCCGTCTGCGCTGGTAAATTTTTCCAAAGGAATCAAGCGTTGGTAAGAAGGAAAACTACCCAGCTCTTCGGTACACTCTCGTTCCATTCCGCCTAGTAATGTTTCGCCAGCTTCAAC